GATCGAAGAAGATAAACTATGGTTTAATGATTATGAGATTATTTCTGAACTTACTACCTTTATTTCAAAACACAATTCGTTTGAAGCAGAAGAAGGATGTAACGATGACCTTGCAATGTGTCTCGTTATCTATGCCTGGTTAGTAGCACAAGATTATTTTAAAGAACTTACCGATCAAGACGTTCGCAAAAGATTATATGAGGAGCAAAAGAATCAATTAGAACAAGATATGTCACCTTTTGGATTTGTTATTGATGGTATCAATGATGAGGCATCATTTGTTGATGCACAGGGAGATCGTTGGTATACTGATGAGTATGGTGATATGTCGTATATGTGGGATTATAGTTGATGGACTTAGATAATCAAATTAAACTTGGACATTTATTATTATATGAAAGAGAATGTAGAATTTGTGGACGAACAAAAAATTTAATAGAAGGATTTTATCGTACACGAAAAGATAGAGGACCAGTTGCTTCATCATATTCATATGAATGTAAAGAATGTTCTATCCGTAGAGTAATTAATTCACGAAAAAAATATTTTCATATGTGGGAATATCCAGATTGGTGATTCACGTCATGTTTCCCCCATGAAAAGTGACTTTTTAATAAATATTTTCAGATAAACTGAGATCACGGAGAAAAAAATGGCGACTCCTCAATTATCTCCTGGAGTATTAATCCGAGAGGTTGACTTAACTGTTGGAAGAGCTGAGAATGTTTTAGATAATATTGGTGCTATTGCTGCACCTATGCAACTTGGTCCTATTGACTACCCAATTCAAGTATCAACTGAGCAAGAATTAATTAGATACTTTGGCAAACCACTTTCTACAGATAGTCATTACGAATATTGGCTAACAGCATCAGAATTTTTATCTTATGGAGGGGTTCTTAAGGTAGTAAGAACTGATGGTACTAACCTTGTAAATGCCAATTCTAAGCTATCTTCTAATGGTACAGATTCTGAAGTTGGTGATGCATCACTAAAGATCAAGAATATTGATGACTACAACCTTAATCATGATGATGGTGTAGCAAATTATCTATTTGCAGCAAAGACACCTGGTGAGTGGGCAAACAATCTTAAAGTTTGTGTTATTGACGATAAAGCAGATCAAATCCTAACTCTTGCTGGTGCAGCAGTAACCTGGGCACAAGTTGGATATGGTGTAACCTACACTTTTAATGGTGAGGTTATTGCTGGTGCAGGTTCAACTCAATTACTTGATGGATATTTAAAGGGAATCATTACTGAAGTTGATTCAGATAATGATCAAATTTCTGTTAAAGTCACTTCTAGAGTTTCTGCAGCAGGAACAGAGACTGCAGTAGAATATACAGAACAAAATGAAGTTGCTTCCTTTGTAACTGGAAAACAAATTGGAATTGTAAACAATAGTGGAACTCCAGTCGTAACAGGAGTTGCAATAACTTCTAAAGACTGGTACGAGGAGCAAACATTAGGTCTCGATAACCTACTTATATTCTGGAGTCAGATTGCACCAAAACCAACAACAAATAATTATGTTGCTGAAAGAAGTGGCAGAAATGATGCGATGCACATTGTTGTAGTTGATGATTTTGGTGATGTAACTGGAATCAAGGCAAATATTCTTGAGAAGCACATTAGTCTTTCTAAAGCATCTGATACGGTTTCTTCAGTAAATTCCCCACAGAAAATATTCTGGAAAGATTATCTTGCAAGATATTCTGAGTATATCTATGCGGGAGATAATCCTTCTGATGGTTCTGGATATGAAGCAGTTGCTGCTACTGGTTGGGATACTGGATTTACTGGAATTAACACTTCAGATGGTCTATGGGGACAAGTTGCACAAGATGTAACTTTTGCTGCAATTGGTAACAACAAGTATAATCTTACTGGTGGTAAAGATTATGGATCTGGATCCCAGAGAATGAAAGCTACTCTTGGAGATCTTGTTAGATCTTATAGACTATTCAGAAATGATGATGATGAAGCATTTGCAGTAGATTATCTAATCATGGGTCCTGGATTATCCAGTAAGTATGAATCTCAAGCAAAAGCACAAGAATTAATCTCTATTGCTGAACTGAGAAAAGATTGTATTGCTGTAATTTCTCCACATCGTGCTGATGTTGTTGATATTACAGATGATGAAAGACAGACTAATAACATACTTGAGTTCTTCAATCCACTATCATCTTCATCTTATGCAATTTTTGATACTGGATATAAGTACATGTATGATAGATTTAACAATAGATTCCGTTATGTCCCATGTAATGGAGACGTTGCAGGTCTATGTGTTAGAACTTCTATCGAAGCATACCCATGGTTCTCTCCTGCTGGACAGCAAAGAGGCATTCTAAACAATGCTATTAGACTAGCATACAATCCAAATAAATCTCAAAGAGATAGACTCTATCCTAAGAGAATTAATTGCATTATTAATCAACCAGGACAGGGCATTCTTCTATTTGGTGATAAGACTGGACTAGGTTATGCATCCGCATTTGACAGAATTAATGTTCGTCGTCTATTCCTCACAGTTGAGCAAGCACTCAAGAGTGCAGCATATTCACAACTCTTCGAACTAAATGATGAGATTACAAGAGCAAACTTTGTTAATATTGTCGAACCATATCTTCGTGAGGTTCAGTCCAAGAGAGGTGTTTATGACTTCCTAGTCATTTGTGATGAAACTAATAATACTCCCGATATCATTGACAACAATGAATTCAGGGCTGATATCTTCTTGAAGCCTGCAAGATCTATCAACTTCGTCACACTAACATTTGTTGCAACACGCACAGGAGTTAGCTTCGAAGAAGTTGCTGGTAGAGTTTGATCAATAGATAAATTAAAACAAGGGGGATTATTCTAAAATGGCTAACAACTCACCAACACTAAAAAATCTATCAGCATTTAAAACCAGACTTGCTGGTGGTGGTGCTAGACCCAATATTTTTGAAGTTGCACTAGATAAGTTTCCTGCTGAAATCCAATCTTATTGGGGTGCAGAGGAAAAGATTGACTTTAGATTTTTCTGCAAAACAGCTGCTTTACCAGCATCAAACGTTGCTGCAATTGAGATTCCTTTCAGAGGTAGAACTCTAAAGGTTGCAGGTGACAGAACAATTGATACTTGGACAGTAACAGTTATCAATGATGAGGATTTCAGAATTAGACATGCTTTTGAAGCATGGATGAATCTACTTTCTAAACTTGATAATGCAACTGGTGCGGTAAATCCATCTTCTTACATGGTTGATGCATTTGTATATCAATTGGGAAGAAGTGATAAACTTGAAGGAACAAGTGTTCGTAATAGAGTAGGAGAGGCTGGTCCTGGAGGAACACCAACAGGAAGTGGAGATGCTACAGTTCTTAGATCATACAAATTCTTTGATATTTTCCCAACTAATATCTCTGCCATTGACCTTTCTTATGAGTCAACTGATACTATTGAAGAATTCACAGTAGAATTCCAAGTTCAGAGCTTTGAAATTAATGATGGTCCAGGAACCATTAAATAATCTGAGATAAATAGTAAAAAACGGATAACTTAATTATGGCTAGACTTTTTGGATTTTCAATTGAAGATTCAGATCCAAAGTCACCTTCAACAATTTCCCCCGTTCCTCCATCAAACGAGGACGGGGTTGACCATTATTTGACTAGTGGATTTTTTGGATCTTATGTCGATATTGAAGGTGTATATAGGACAGAGTTCGATCTACTTAGAAGGTATAGAGAAATGTCTCTACACCCTGAGGTTGATAGTGCGATTGAAGATATTGTTAATGAAGCAATTGTTTCAGACTCAGATGATTCACCAGTAAAGATTGAATTATCAAACTTAAATGCCAGTGATGGTATTAAGAAAAAAATTCGTCAAGAATTTAAAACTATTTTAGATTTATTGGATTTTGATAAGAAAGCACATGAGATATACAGAAATTGGTATATTGATGGTAAATTATATTACCACAAAGTAATCGATCTAAAAAAACCTCAAGAAGGTATTAAAGAATTACGTTACATTGACGCAATGAAGATGCGTTATGTTCGTAAAACTAAAAAAGATAATAGCAAAAATTCAATATCATTAGTCAGAACAAATAATGATGATCCAGTAGACTTTGCGTTTCCAGAAGTTGAAGAGTATTTTATGTATACTCCAAAACTTCAATATCCTTCTCCAAATCCTGT